GAGATGAATCTCAACACCTTGTCCTCACCCAAAAAATTCTGAAGAAGTGGGCAGAGGGTGACGATCCTGAGATGCAACAAATTGCTCAGGAAGAGAAGGAAAACGTTCGACAAATGTTTGCTGAAGCAGTGGACCAAGAGAAAGAGTGGGCAAACTATCTCTTCTCTGAGGGATCTATGATTGGTCTCAATGAGCGTTTGTTGTCCCAGTATGTTGAGTGGGTTGCTAATCGTCGCATGAGGGCGATTGGTCTAGAACCACTGTATAATATTCCTGCTAAGACTAATCCTCTTCCTTGGACTGAACACTGGCTAAATAGCAAAGGGCAGCAAAACGCACCCCAAGAGACCGAGATCGAATCTTATGTCGTTGGGGGAATCAAACAGGATGTCGGTGAAAAAACATTCGCAGGATTTAAGCTTTAAGAAAGAGTTTCACATAACCTTTGGGGAAGAAACTCCATTGCAAAAGTGGAGGAGATGGGCGGAGAAAAGACCGTTTCCCATCTCCTTTCTTTTATTAGCATTTTTACAGTGGTTAGAGAACATGATTATTGAGGGTAAAGTTAAACGTGAGATGTCCAGAGTAGATGAACAAGTAAAGGTGATGGGGAAGATCTGGGACGAAGAAGATGAAAAGAGACAAAAAGAACAAGTGGTCTATCAAGAAAAAGAATCAGAAGTCAAAGGACTTCCAGAAGTCAGAATCACAAACAAAGTATTTTCCAGACCAGTCAAAGGTGATTGGTTCGCTGAAGACCCCAATAGCTGGTACTACGGACCACTTGAGGTATTTGAGGAAACTGAAGAGGGATCTGATTTCTGATCAGGGCATTACGTTTCGTAATAAAAGATACAGAAAAAATTGATAAATAGTAGTGGGTATGATATAATACCTGTACGTTCATCCCATTCGCTGTTTGCGAATAGCGAATGAGACGCAAGTAAGTCGCGGAACGGAGCGTTCATCCTATGTTATCACTAGCACTGATCTTCTTTAGTCATATTCCACCCGAGCATTTTCTCAGGTGTGAAGATTATGAATGGTTAAGAAATGGTGTCAATGAATCAGATCTTTTCAGTCCATCTGAAAAGAGTGATATGATCCTTCACTGGATCGAGCATACAGACCCACAGTGTTTTATATAGGACGCAAACGACTGAAGGAACGGGAAGTAAAATTCTCATTTCTTTAGGAGTAGACTCATGCAAGTTACCTATCGTGGTGTACCTTACGATACTGAAACCCCTAAGCAGGAGTATCAGCATTGGTACAAAGACACCCACACAGCAGATAGATGGAACACCTATCGTGGTGTTAAGTATCGCCCCTGTAAGAATCAGGAGGTAGCAGAATGAACAATAAACTGATTCCCCTTGTCTTGATTAAGAAGCAGATTCAGAAAGAAACTGCTAGAAAAAAAGCAGCACTATGTTCTCTCAATAAGAGTCAGTGTGTAGCTTAACACAAAGCGCCTAGGCGCTTTTTTTTTATCTAAATAATTTTATCCCCGCTAAGAGAGAACATGAAACTCTTTCTAGACAGCAGTAACGTTACTGAAATTAGTAGAGCAGTAGAAACTGGTCTTATCGATGGGGTGACAACAAACCCTTCGTTGATGCTACAGGCAGGCGAAGATCCCACAGAAGTTCTATATGCTATCTCTGATTTATTTTCTTGGAGTTCTTCTATCTCCGCAGAGGTAGTTGGTGAAACAGCAGAAGATATGTTAGAGATGTCCGATGATTATATCGCCATCAATCCAAACATTACAATTAAACTTCCTTGCACACGTCAAGGACTTATTGCTTGTAGAGAACTTGCAAGTGATGGAATTAAGACCAACATCACATTAGTCTTTACTGCAGATCAAGCAATACTCGCAGCAAAATCTGGAGCATCATATGTTTCTCCTTTCGTTGGGAGAATCTGTGATCAACATTGGGATGGATTGGAGTTGATCCAAGAGATCTCGGATTTATTTACTATGCATGATATTGACACTGAGATTCTTGCTGCTAGTATTAGAGATGCAAGACAAGTATCCAAATCATTCCTTGCTGGTGCAGATATCTGTACGATTCCACCTAAGGTTTTTGACAGCATGTACGATCATATGCTTACGAGATCTGGTCTAGATAAATTTAATGAAGATTGGAACAAGGTGTTAAACAGATGAATTATGAAAAGGTAAAACTGATTGCACATAATCTCAAACTGCTTGCTGCTAGTCTTGAGGATGCTATCAAAGAAGATCCATCTAAATATATGCAGAGTCCTCCCGATAAGCGTTTTGGTTATCGGTTTGACGACGATGATGATGGATATGCAGATTAATGAAACCTCAAAGTGCTAAAGGTAAAGGAAGAAGATTCCAACAATGGGTGAGAGATATGCTCATTGAGCATAGAAATATTCACCCTGAGGATATCGAATCGAGATCTATGGGTGCTGGAGGGGAAGATCTGATCATGGCAAGAGATGCTAGACAGAAGTTCCCCTTCAGTGTAGAATGTAAAAACGTAGAACGTCTGAATGTCTACGAGGCATATGATCAGGCTTGTGCGAATGCAGGAGATCACGAACCTATTCTGTTTATGAAAAAGAATAGGAAAAAACCTCTTGTTGTTGTTGATGCAGAATGGTTTATTAAAAATGTTTGTAATCCCAATCGAGAGGTTTAGTGTTCCTGACTGGCAAGAATGGAAACCAAAAATCTTAGAGAGTCTTACCACTGGTTCTACCTTGGCTAGGATAGATGCTAGTGGTAGAACAAGTTTGGATGATATGCAGTCGGACTACTTCGATAATATTAAGTCGAAGAGACTACCTTCATACTATCCGCTCATTTCAGAGGCATTAGAACCGATTCTAGAGGACTTTCAGATCGCGTATCCTCTACCAATAGAGATCATAAACATGTGGTATCAGACCACAAAAAGTGGACAGATGCATGGTGTTCATAATCATGGTCCTATTGGTGTGTCTGCTGTCTTCTATGTGGACTTTAATCCCGAGTTCCATAAACCAACCACGTTTATCTCACCATTTCCAGATTACATCAATGGAGAAGTCCTGGACTATACTCCAGATGTATATGAGGGGGATGTTGTTTTCTTTCCTAGTTTCCTAATGCATCAGCAGGAACCAAATAGAAGCGACATCCCTAGGACGATCATCTCATTTAACATCGCTGGGAAACCAAACACACCCTTGACCTGGGAGTAAACCTGCTATATAATATGAGAGTTCTGAGGGACGCTTTCTAACATGGATGACATGACTGAATTTGATGTGATCAGCACTACTATCCAGATTATGATTGATAAACTCCACGACCTTGTGGATAATGATCCAACCAATGCAGAAGCGTTGGTAATTAGTGATAAACTTAATAACTACTATGAATTATCGTGACCGATATGTAACGGTTGACTTGGATGATGAAGAGTTTGACCAGATCAAGAAAGCATTATCAGAATATCAGAAGTATGATGAGACAGAGATCGAAGACATCAGACACTGCGAAGTATCTTTCGTAGACAGTCAGATGTTATCTGATCTAGTTTTGTCATACGTCAAGAGAGTTAACGAAGCAGCAAACTGGAATTTCGATGTAGACTTTCTAGAACCACTGCAATTAACAAAATATAAGGAAGGAGACCATTATGGATGGCACCAAGATGAATCAGAATGGTACGCTAACAAGAGAGCAAATCAGAGAATTCGTAAGATCTCATTCACTCTTTTGTTAAACGATGATTACGAAGGTGGAGAATTCCATCTCATCAATCAAGAAGTACCAATGAAGTCTGGTCAAATGATTTTCTTCCATTCCGATGATTGGCATCGGGTAACTAAAGTAACTAAAAAACAAAGAGATTCTCTCGTCGGTTGGGTCCAAGGTCCTGCCTGGCGTTAATTTTCCTGGTTCAGTAGCTCAGTTGGATAGAGCAACTGCCTTCTAAGCAGTCGGTCGCTGGTTCGAGTCCAGCCTGAGACGTTGGAAAAATTATATTTTCCAGCGGTAGAGCGCCTGCCTTACAAGCAGGATGTCACTGGTTCGATCCCAGTATCTCCCACTCCCCTTAGGGGGTAAACCGAAAAATAGGAGAGGCGATCATGACGATCCAATCTAAGTTTGCAGGTTCTCTGCAGATCCTCAAGGATGCTGTCAACGGAGATATTTCTCTGGAGAAAGAGTATCCAGCACTATTCTCTCAAGTCTGTCGTTTTTACGAAAGTAAAGGAGTCAGGTTCTGGGGAGTTGATGTTGAGGAAGACTATGCCTATCTTATTGATCACATGATTGCCGACCAAGTTCTAGTATGAAATGAAACTAAATCCTGAGCCTATATTTTACGACGGTCGATTAGCATACCCTCGCGAAGATTTCATTTACAGTGAATTCATTGATGAGGAAGTAGTTAATGGCATCATAGACTTCTATAACACTCAAACTATTTTTGAGAAATGGCCAGGAGAAACAATTGCTGATAACGGCAGTGGTCTTGTGGACCCAACCATCAAAGATTCTATTGACAATCCAGTTTTTATTGGTATCACTGATGATAGGGTCCGCAATTTTACAGATGAAGTTAATCGAGTAATGAATAATTACGTTGATAAATTTCCTCTGTGTGCAAAAACAAATATGTGGAAAATGGAGGAGTTCTTTAACCTCCAGTATTACAAACCTGGTGGAGGATACCACCTGTGGCACTGCGAACGTCAATCATCTTCACGGTCGAACATATATCGACATATGGTTTGGATGACCTATCTTAACGACGTTCCTGACGGTGGTACAGAGTGGTTCCACCAGGATCTTTATGTCCCTGCCGAGAGGGGCAAGACTGTGATCTGGCCTGCTGATTGGACATTCCATCACAGGGGTCGCAAGTCTGATACATCAGAAAAGATTATCGCTACAGGGTGGTATCACTTCGTCTGATGTGCTATGATATGGAGGTCCCGCACGAGGTCTCATGTCTCGATCTGTACAAGTTGTTGCTTCTAGATTTCCCTATAGGTATGTTACCGTAGGGATTCTTGATATCAATGGTAAACCAGATTGCCGTATCCAGAAATGGGATGAGTGGACCAAGAGGTTCCGTGACATGTATCTGTGTGATAATGAGATGCAGTTAACTACTGCTATCGAAGACTTTGATTATACAAAGTGGTTGGACCCCGATCGTGTCCCTTGCTATGTGAGGGATACCGATGAAGACACGGATGGTCTCTAACAGCACTGGTCGGGATGTTCCCTTTGGTTTCCTAGTTTTCCCAAAACTAGGTGGTGGAGTCAATGACCCTAGGTTTCTTTGTTCCTAAAACAAAGTGGTGCGGATGGGGTAACCCCGCCTGGTTTCTTGCTTCCAGTTAAAAAGTAAGTGGCGTGTCCTAGAGCAAATTATGACTTTTACACCTTATGTTCGTGCTGCAGAGTCTGCTAAACAAGCAGTAATCGAGGCACTTCGTATCGACGAAGACGTTAACGTTCTTTCTGAACTGTGGCGTCATTACCTTGGACTTCGTTCTATCGAGTCCAACAATCTTCATACTGAGTTAGATGACAACATTAGTCTTAATGTTGATCAACCTTTCCAGTATGATTCTTATTTTGGTGCCGATCCTTTCACACAAGAGTTGCATGTTGGTGGAGCAGCAGGTCAAGATGTCTTGACATTTTCTCCTTGATTTTTATAAAGAACTGCTATATACTGTAACAGTTCTTCACATAATAATCATGACTGTAACAACTAATGATCGTGGGCAACAAAATATGTTTGCCAAAGAACCCGTCATGTACTACGAAAACTATGGTATGCTCACCCCTAATATGGTTAAAGAGCGTACCAATGGTCGTTGGGCAATGATGGGTTTTGTTGCTGCGATTATTTCGTATGCAACAACTGGTAATCTCTACTTCGGTCTTTTCTGATGGCAGAGGTTATCTTCACTTTAACTAGCATCACATTCTTTGTGCTGCTATCGTATTCAGTACAACAACTCTCTGAAACATTTTAATTGCTATGACTACATATAATGTTACTCTGCAATCTCCCGATGGCACCGAAACCACTATTGAGTGTCCAGACGATCAATACATCCTTGAGGCTGCTGAGGAGGCAGGTGTTGACCTCCCTTCGTCGTGCAAAGCAGGTGCTTGCTCAGCTTGTGCAGGAAAACTCATCTCTGGCACCGTAGACAACTCGGAGCAATCCTTCCTTGACGACGATCAAATCGAAGAGGGTTGGGTGCTTACTTGTGTGGCATACCCTACCAGTGACTGTGTGATCCTGACTGAGCAGGAAGAGAATCTGTGAGTTCTGTAATGCTAGGGCAATTTAATCTTGCCCTCCAAGAGTTAGTTGAGAGTGGTGCTTGGGATCGCGATGTAGAACTAGAAGTCAAGATTGCTGGCACCCTAAAGAATGACAAGTTTATTGTTGTTAAACCTGTAAAACAAAAAATTGATTCTATACCTAATCCTGAACTGAAACAAAAACATGACCCGAGTACCTGAAGTTGTTTTTAAGACCCGTAAAAAGTGTCATAATGGAGACTATGGTTGGTATAACCTCACCACATCTGAAATCTTTGATAACAAACGTGTAGTTGTATTCTCTCTGCCTGGCGCATTCACTCCTACCTGCAGTAACTTCCAGTTGCCTGGTTACGATGAAAAGTATGAAGACTTCCAAGCACTCGGTATTGATGAAGTATATTGTCTGTCAGTGAATGATAGTTTTGTTATGAACGCTTGGTTTAAGTCGCAAAATATCCAAAATGTCAAACCTATCCCTGATGGTAGCGGCGATTTTACTTTTGCTATGGGTATGTCTGTCGCTAAAATGAACTTAGGTTTTGGTTATCGCTCCTGGCGTTATGCTATGGTAGTGAATGATGGTGAGATTGAGCAACTGTTTGAGGAGCCTGGCAAGGTAGGTAACTGCCCCACAGATCCTTATGAAGTGAGCGATCCCGATACTGTGTTACAATACCTGAAGACATACGCTCGCAAAGATGCTTAAGAATTTACTTGCTCGCCTTCGCTGGGGTTCTCTATCCCCACAACAAAAAGAACAATTGAGAACTATGTCAATTAGACAAGTTCTCAACCGTCCTTATCTTTGTCCTAAACTTCATAAACATTACTAAGGAGACTCTCTATGAACGAACGTGCAGAACGTATTAATGGTTGGGCAGCAATGATCGGCATTATTGCTGCCATGGGTAGTTATGCTGTCACTGGCCAGATTATTCCTGGTATCTGGTAATAAATATTTGCGTGTTATACGCAAACACGATGGGCGAAAGATATTCTTTAGAGTGTAACTTAGATGGTAAATGGGTAATTCTAAACCATTACAAAAATATGTCTAAGAACAAAGCAGAGTTTTACATGAAACTTTGCGATCTAATGAATAGATCTCGCCCCTTTACTGTATCTGTGAGGTGTGTTCATCATGATTGATGATTGGAGATATAATCCAGAGAGACTAGAACAAAGAAGATTTTGTCTCTCTGCCCTAATTAGAAATGGTGTACAAGTCGATAGAAAGTGTTATCAGTTCTGTCATGACTTTACATCTTCTGGAGCTGCTGGTGGTTTGATTGAGAGGTATCAATCTACTGGCGATGTCGAGGCATTATTTAAGGCGATTTATGCTTCTTATCTTTCCTACCTGGGAGAAACAGACTTTCAGGAGCAGTGGACACTTACTCCAATGACCACTGATCAGATCCTTGACACCTACGCTAAACCGTAGTAGTATAAATAGGTAAACAAATGTTAAGCATTACTCATAATACTTAACATTCGTTTGCTTACATGTAAACCTTACTGTCTTACTAACTATGACCGCAACACTCGCTCGTCAGCAGCAAGTGTCGCCCTGGGAACAGTTTTGTCAGTGGGTCACCTCTACCGATAACCGCCTCTATGTGGGTTGGTTTGGTGTTCTGATGATCCCTACTCTGCTCGCTGCGACTACTTGCTTCATCATCGCCTTCGTTGGCGCACCCCCTGTAGATATTGATGGTATCCGTGAACCTGTAGCTGGTTCACTCATGTATGGAAACAACATCATCTCTGGTGCTGTTGTCCCTTCGTCCAATGCTATTGGACTGCACTTCTATCCCATCTGGGAAGCTGCCTCTCTCGATGAGTGGCTATATAATGGTGGACCATTCCAACTGGTCGTCTTCCATTTTCTAATCGGTATCTATGCCTACATGGGTCGTGAGTGGGAACTTTCCTACCGTCTGGGTATGCGTCCTTGGATCTGCGTTGCTTATAGTGCTCCTGTTGCCGCTGCTTCTGCAGTGTTCCTTGTCTATCCTTTCGGTCAAGGTTCCTTCAGTGATGCAATGCCTCTCGGAATCTCGGGCACGTTTAACTACATGCTCGTCTTCCAAGCAGAACACAATATCCTTATGCATCCGTTCCATATGCTTGGCGTGGCTGGGGTATTTGGTGGCAGCCTCTTTAGTGCTATGCACGGAAGTTTGGTTACGTCTTCACTCGTTCGTGAAACGACTGAAACCGAATCCCAGAACTATGGATACAAGTTCGGACAAGAAGAAGAGACCTACAACATTGTAGCTGCTCATGGTTACTTTGGTCGTCTGATCTTCCAGTATGCTTCGTTCAACAACTCTCGTTCGCTACACTTCTTCCTTGCTGCTTGGCCTGTTGTCGGTATCTGGTTTACTGCCC